AGGCTCAGTTATTTGAGGATCGTTTCGAGAACAAAGTAACAGGATGGTCGATGACGGTTAATATAAATATACCTAACAATGATATGGCGTTAATAAACGCTGACGGAAGCCAATGTCCATAAAGATTAAAAATACCGAAGCCTACATGGAGAATTACGCCAAGAAGCTTATGATGCTACTTCGCAAGAGAATGAACACTCCAGTGCAGAGTAGAACTGCTAGAGGTTTTCTAAACCCAGTTATAAATAACACTGGCGAATCAGCACAAAGAATACAATATAACAAACAAGACTTAGGTAACGGATTAAGAATAGACATTGTTGGAGACGACTACTTGCAGAACATTGACTCTGGAGGAGTGCCATCTGGCGGTGTAAATATAACAGAAATAGCTGAATGGATAGTAAGCAAGCCTCTAGGGTACAAGGACATCAACGGAAACAGAACAACGAACTACTCAAAGTATTCAGCAACACATCCAACAATACTAGATATAGCGAAAAGAATAACAAACAAGATAAACACCCAGGGGATCGAACCAACAAAGTTTATAACAAGAACCGTAGAAAGCCACCTAAAAAACCTAAAGGTCATTGCTCCTGTAGTGGAGGATGTAAAAAAGAGTGTAGAGGATATTCTAAGGGAGGCAGGATTTGATTTAAAAGGTAAAACCGTAAGATTTGTATAATGGCAGTAAATAACTTAATAAAGATCAACGTAAGAAGTCCATACTATATTACTGTGGAAAAACCCGTATCTCAAGGCGGAGAAGGCGAAGAACCAGATGTTGATGTAACAGAACCAGTGAATCAAGAATTCACCCTTACCTGCGGTTCAACTAAACAGATAGGTGTAGATGTAGGTACTAAGATATTTAAGATTTCTACTACAGGCAAACAACTAGGAGATTACAGTATTTCTTTCTCTGACATCAAAACGCCTATAAAATACAGAATAGGGCATTCTGCTAATATGCCTTCATTTGCTACAGCAGGTTTAGATATATATGCTGCTGAATGGACTTCAGCTACTGGAGAAAGTCCCACCCTTACATCGACTACATATGATGCCAATGGTGTAGTTGGTACAACGGCAACAACCACATATACTTCAACACAAAGTGATATAGATTTATATGGTGAAGAGATTCAGTTAGAAATACAACAACCAATTATTACCGAAGACTATGAATTTTCTTTGTCTTGTCCAGATAATGCTTTAGATGTAACCCCAGTATCGGCTGGTAAAGTCGTGATAATTAGTCTAATTAATAATCGTAGAAATCCCTTAGGGCATCAATGGGGTAATATAGTGTTAAATGGACAATATCTGACTGAATTTACTAATATCTTTGTTAATCAAACACAAAGATATGTTTTATCAGATGCTTCTCCAGCTATAGAACCAGAAGATGACAGTACTTTCCAACCAACTTCTCCCCTTGAGACAAGAGTTACTGGAAATAATTTCTTTAATTCTGAGCAGTTCGGAAGGGAACTTAATAACTTTAGATATGAACTGACTACCCCAACCTACTATCAAGGAAGAGTGAAGGCTAAGAACGTTTCTCCGAGTCCGCTTTTTTCTGGAATCAATAATCTGACAATAACCAATGATAGTACAAAGGGCTTAAACGTTGGTTATGCGGAAATGACTGCGGTCATAAGTAGACATGATGTTGAATTGAAAAACGGTGTTTATTACATTAGAGGAAGCCAAGATGGTAATTCAGCAGAAGCACTTTCAGTTAGTTTTAACTTATTTCCAGAAGAGTTTATCGAAATAGGGTTTAGAGGTAGTAGCTCAACTCCATTAGAAAAAAGACTAGCTGTAAAAACTTTTAAGTCAAACGCTGGAACTACTGATTGGGATGAAGAAGCTATTGGACTAGGAGATGTAACAGAAATTATAGAGATTAGTGAATTTACAATAAATCCAGTTTAAGATGGCAGAATTAACTAAAGCAAAACTAGAACTATATATATATGGCGGGGATTTTAATAATGTTCCAGATACACCAGAATATACGCTAACTAAATCTAAGTTAAGTGGTGATGATACAATAACATTTGAAGTATCTGAACTTATAAAGGATTATGTTGATATAGAATTTGATGGTAACTATGAGGGTATAAAACAAACTAAATGGGTATTTTATCGAGTTACAAGAACATATAAGGATGAAAATGATGTAGAAACTACAGATACTCTTACACAGCAAGGAATAGCATTTAGAGGTTATGGTAGTATCACTGACGGTATCAATCCAGAATTATCTAAGCACGTTATGATGTCTAATACTGTGGTAAACAACTACTGCGGTGAACCTATTAGTATTCCTTACTATACTGGAGATAACGGAACTAAAAAGATAGAATATAAGCAGGACACTACTTCCTTAGATGTTGCTGCAAAAGGTAATGCCAGTCTCTACACAATAGACCAACTAACTAAATTAAATCCGTTGGCAATAGACATTGTAACTATAGATAAGACAGCTTCTGTTGTTGCTAATTCAGATGATAGCTCTGGTGTAGATGAAATACCAGTAGATACAAACATAGTAGAATTTACATTTGAAGATGGCACAACAAGAACAATATTAGTAGAATGTATTGATGAGTGTAAAAATATTCCTTATAAGATTTCATTTATCAATAAATTTGGTGCTATGCAGGATATTTGGTTCTTTGCTAAACGTAAAGATACTATGACTACTGAAAGAGATCAATATAAGAAAACTACACTTAAAACAGGTTCTGGGAATGCTTCTTATAACGTTTCAGATCACCAAAGAGTTTATTTAGAGAATCAAGGTAGAGAAGTTATCACTATGAATACTGGATTCATTCATAATAGTTACAATGAGGTAATGAAGCAATTGCTAGTCTCAGAATTTGTATATATTCATGATAAACGAAAACAAAGTCCCACTAATGGTAAATACAATTTAGCTGTACCGATAAATGTAGTGACCAGTTCACTAGATATAAAAACAAGAAGGAATGATAAGCTAATCAATTACGAATTACAATTTGAGATGGATTCTGAATTTATACAAAGTGTTCGTTAATGAGACAGGTACAGATATACTTAAAAGGTCTAGATACCTCTGGTAACCTTAAAGATTTTAGATTAGATTTATATAAAGACGAATCTATAGAAGTTACCTCGTCTATTAAACAAGCCAAGGATATTGGAACGATATATTCCGATTTTACTCAATCATTCACAGTACCTGCTTCATCTAATAACAATAAAGTATTTAAGCACTTTTATAAATTTGATATATCTACTGGATTCTTTGATGCTAGGCTTAGGCAGGATGCTTTTATCGAAATAAATAGCCTTCCTTACAGAAAAGGTAAATTATTCCTTGGTTCTGTAAATATGAAGAACAATAAACCTATGTTCTATAAAATAGTATTCTATGGTAGTGTTGCTTCATTGAAAGATATATTTAGAGATGATTTACTATCATCATTAGATTTCTCTGACTTTCAGCACGACTTCAGTTATACAGAAATTAAGTCTATATTTAAGGACGGTAAAACAGTTGACGGAGATGCTGAAGCATTAATATACCCTCTTATAACACCAAAAAAGAGATTATTCTACGATGATACTATTGGTAACACAGATGAAGAAAACTTTGATGGAAACTTATATATACCATCAACAGGAAATGATATAGACAGATATCACAAAAGAGGTATCTCACAGTACGATTTAAAACCTGCTATAAAGATATATCACCTTATAAAACTGATAGAAGAGAAGTACGATATAGTGCTTATTCCTAATGATACTTCTGGAACTAAAGATTTCTTATCTAAGCATAACGAAGCTATTACGAATCTATATATGTGGATGAGTGCCAAGGCTGGTGATATATATGGTGAAGAGGGTGAAGACGATTATGCTTTTAAGAAAATAGCAACTGGATACACTACACAATCATCAACTACTAATGAGGATTACGGTTTCTTTTACGTTAGTGGTGATGATGATGAGATAATTAATGTAGCTTCTATATATGATTTTTTTAGTGATATTTCATCTACTTTATTTTACAATGATTTTAAAGACCAAGATAAAGCTAAATTTTATGTCAGAGTTGTCCCTTCTTCTGGTGAAGAAAATATAAATTACAGAGTTAAATTAGTAGATATTGACACGGGAAATGTTCAAGTATCTTCTGGAAGTGGTGAGAAAAATCATCAATTTAGCTTTCCAGAATTATTTGCAGGTGATGACCCTAAAAGATATAAAATAGAGTTCTCTTCTCAAACAGCTATGACTGGAACGAGGGTTAAGCCAGCTATATGGCATAAACAAGTCGGACTTTTTGTTGATAACGACCAAGAGATGTTCAACTCTACTGCTTTCGATACAGATGTTTCTAAAGTATTTATAAACGAGCAAATACCGGAGATTAAAATAATAGATTTCTTAAATGGACTGTTTAAGATGTTTAACCTAGTGGCTTACATTATAGAAGACGAAACTGACTCAGAATACAGCACTAGTACTACTAAAAGAGTAGGCACTCCGAATGCAGTCAAAATTATGACTTATGATGACTACTATGCAGATGCTGTAAATAATAATTCTAATGGCACTATAGATGTAACTAAGTACATAGATGTTTCTACACACGATGTAGATACAATACTTCCATTTAGAGAGATTAACTTTGAGTATGAAGAGACAGATATCATCTTAATCGAACAGCACAAGAAGATATCTAATGGTAAAATATTTGGTAATGCAAATAATGTAATAGAGTCTGAGTTTGGTCAATTCTTCCATAAAGATGTATATGACATAGAAGTACCTTTCTCTCACTTTAAGTATGAGCGAATATTAGGAACTGATATACAATGGGGATATGCCGCAGGAGGTAGTTTTAGCACTACTCCAGCTAACTATTCAGACACTAACGATATTGTTGCACCAAAAGGTAATTATGATCCAGAAGATGTAAAGCCATTACTGTTTTATGGAATAAAAACTACAGTTACAGACCTCATTAACTTCAATGACACTGTAGATGATATAGAGGCTGTATCAACTTATTTTAGACCGTCTAATGGCAATGAAGATTCATATGTTACAGATGATATAGAAGATGTTAATTTATTAGCTACATATTATCTTAACTTCGGTATAGACCTAGATGAATGGTCTGGCGCTACAGCGTTAAATTCACTTTATGGTTTATTTTATAGAAACTTTATTAAGATGATTTTAGAGCAAACGAAGAGAATGCATCAATTTGAAGCATTTCTTCCTCCTAGTTTTATTGTAAATTATAAGCTCAACGATCAACTTAAGATACAAGATACTATATATAGGATTAATTCATTAGAGATAAATCTAACTACCGGTAAAAGTAGTTTAGAACTGATAAACCTTAATTCAGACGAAATCATATAATGATAAAGCAAATAATAGAACTACTTAATTCTAATGACTGGTACGGGGTATCAGAGAATATAGATATTGCCAAGGGCAAGTATAAGGCTGTTAGCAACATGGCTGAAGTTAAACAATCACTAAAACGTACTTACCATGGCGCAAGAAATTCTAGTTAGTATTAACGTAAACTCTGGTAAAGCAGAGGCTAGATTAGGTAGTATAAAAAAAGCTACTGACGGAGCGAAAGTCTCAAATGATTTGTACGCTAAATCTTTTGATGATCTCACACAATCTGAACTTGAAGCTCTAACCACAGAGCAAAAATTAGCTCTACAAAGAAAGTCCACTAAACTACAGGTTCAAGAACTAGCAGCAGCTCAAATGCGTGCAGCAGGGGCTAATAAATCTGCTAGAGCACAAGCTGGTCTTAATAACGCCATCCTATTAGAAACTGGGCGACTTGCTTCAGATGCTAGTTTTGGATTTACAGCGATTGCAAATAACTTGTCACAGGTAGTTTCATTAACACAAAGTTTTGTTCGAACTAATGGTAGTGCCATAGAATCATTTAAACAATTAAGAGATTCATTGTTAGGTGCTGGTGGTGTTATGATTGGTATTCAGTTATTAATATCATTTCTACCTAAGATTATAGCTTACTTTAGTGATAGCACCAAGGAGGTGAATAAGTTCCAGAAAGCTATGGATGATGCTACTAAAAGTATAGATGCACAGATTAGCACATATGAGAATTTAACTAATGCAGTTGAAAAATATGGTAATGTAGGGAAACTTGGAGCAGACGCCAATATGCTTTTAGCTGACTCTTTTAGTGAATTTAAGCGAGCTATGGACGCTATAGAAGAGGGAGCGACATTGACTGTATGGAGCGATAATATGTTTGAGGAAGATAAGATATTATCTGGTGTTGCTGCTCAAGACGAACTTAGAAAAAAGTTTGGAGAATTGTTAGAAGTTAGAAGAGAATTAGCTATTGTTGGAGAAAGATTAAGTAGGGTAGATGAGGAAGGTAATCTAGTACTTAGACAAAATACAGCCGATAGACAAACAGCACTTACTGAAGAACTTCAGCTTCTTAGGAAAAAAATTAGACTAGAAAAGCTATTTGACTTAGAAACAAAGAAAGGAGCTGCTAAATTAGACAGAGAAGCTACTTTTGAATTGTATGAAAAAAGACTAAATGATTTTGATAGATATGCTCAAAGAGCTAGAAAAAAAGAGTTAAGTCTAATAAAAAGAACTGCTATACAAAAGCTAGACTTACAAAAGCAATTCGCTATTGAAGAACTAAATCTAAGGTCTAGAACTGCTCTAGAGAATGAAAAAGTAAGATATCAAGAATATATTTCAGACCTTAATTTAAGAAAACAATCATTACTAAATAGAGCTGAAACCGAAAAACAAAAGTCAGAAATAATAACGGAATTTACTAAGGCGGAAGCTGATGCCAATAGAAAATATACAGAGACAATAGAAGACTTAGGAAAAGAATTTGAGAAAACAACTGCTTCTATTTTAGGTTCATACAGCAGAATGCAAGAAGAGATTTCAGATCAACAAAGGTTGGATGATTTAAAAATGTTTGCTGATGAATCAATAAAAGGTATACAAGATAGAATAGCATTCGAGCAAGAGTATTCTAGAGAAAAAAGTACTCAGCTACAATTAGAGCAAAAGTTATTAGACTCTGTATTCAAACAGGATTTAGCTAATTTAAATGGAAAAATAGCTAGAGCTAAGGTTGATGGAGACGCCTACGAAGGATTAATTCAGAGAAAGATAAATCTAGAAAAGACCTATGGTGAAGAAACAAAAAGAATAGCTAGGGAAACAGATGATGCTGTTTTTGCCTCTAAATTACAACTAGCCAGTAGTATTGCTGATATAATGGAAGAATCATCTAGACTCGCCAAAGAAGGTTCTGACTTACAAAAAGCTCTTTCCCTTACCGCTATTGCCGCAAACACCTCTGTTAGTATGATTCAAGGATTTAGGTTAGCCCAGGAAGCATCTCAAGGTACTGGACCAGCAGCCCCTTTTATAGCGGCAGCAACATATGCAGCTCAAGTAGCCACACTACTTTCAGCAGTAAACCAAGCAAAATCAATACTAAGCAGTGGAAATGTATCTGGAATAAGTTCTTCAGTTAATGTACAAGCACCAGCATTTAATGTAGTTGGAGCATCACCATTAGATTTACTCATGGTGGATATATCAAGTAAATTAGATAAACCGATACCTACTTACCTTACTGTAAAAGGAGCTATAACAACTCTAGACGAATATTACAGAAACGTAAGAACAGGATCAAATAGCAATTAATTATGAGAATAGTAGAATTAGTAATTGACGAAGAAGCATTATACTCTGGTATAGAGGCAATCTCAATAGTAGATCGCCCAGCCATTGAGGAAAACTTTATTGCCCTTTCCAAGGAGCATAAAATTGAATTGGCTGAGGTAGATAAGGAGAAGCGTATTCTTATGGGTGCAGCCTTAGTGCCTAACAAGAATATCTATCGCCAGAATGAAGATGAAGAGTATTATATATACTTTTCAGAGGATACAGTAAGAAAGGCTTCTGAACTGTTCTTGATGCGTGGTAACCAAAACAAATCAACACTAGAGCATGAGGCAGAACTACATGGTTTATCTGTTGTTGAGTCCTGGATTATCGAAGACGAAACTCATGATAAGTCCAGAAAGTACGATATGGATTTACCGGTAGGTACTTGGATGGTATCTATGAAAGTAAACAATGACGAGGTATGGAATGACTATGTTAAAACCGGTAAGGTGAAAGGATTCTCAATAGAAGGATACTTTACTGATAAGGTGGCGATGTCTAGTGAATTTGTAACCGAACAAGAAGCTACAGAAATACTAGAAGAGATATTCGACCATTTAGGAGACAATACACTTAAACTAAAATCCTACGCAGATTACCCCGATGCAGTAGCAAACAATGCTAAGAGAGTGTTGGAATGGGTAGAAAAGAATGGATGGGGTAGTTGTGGGACTGCTGTGGGGAAACGCAGAGCATCGCAGTTAGCGTCAAAATCTGCAATCACAGTATCAACAATAAAGAGAATGAGAAGCTTCTTAGCTCGTCATGCTGGCGACTTAGAATCATCAACCAGTTACTCAGATGGGTGTGGAAAGCTCATGTATGACGCCTGGGGAGGAAAAGCTGGTTTACGCTGGGCAGAATCCAAACTAAAAGAGTTAGGACAAATAGAAGCCGCTAAAGTAGGCTCAAGAGGTGGCGTAACCAAGTCACCTAAAGCACCAGCGTCTGATACCCCAAATAAGAACCCAAAAGGAAAGGGAACTGCTAAGGGTACAGCTAAAGGTAAAACTGGAGCTAAAGTTTCAGCTAAAGACCGTGCATCACTTAAAAAGAAGGCAGATGATTTCAATGACAGATACCGAGACAAGCTCGGTTATGGTATTACTACTGGCATGCTTGCTAGTGTATTCCAGAGGGGACTTGGTGCGTTTAATACGAGCCATTCTCCAAAGGTTAGATCAGCATCGCAATGGGCACACGCAAGAGTAAATGCATTTATGTATTTAGTTCGTAATGGACGCCCACAAAACGCTAAGTATACTACTGACTATGATTTACTACCAAAGAAACATCCGAAGGCTAAGAAATGATAAAGAAAAGAAGAAAATATACGCATAGCCGAGTAAGTCAGAAAGGCGGTAAAAGAGGGTGTCAATGTCCAGATGGTACATACTCATCAAAATGTTGTGATGGTAGTTTGCAAGCCCAAGGCATAGGAAACATAACTAGAACAAACTTTTTTCTATATACAGAAGAAGGAGAAAAATTTATACAAGAAGATAACAGTAAATTATATCAATAATGGCAGATAAAAAGATAAGTCAATTAACAGCAATAACAGCACCTAACATTACAGGTAGCGAAGATATACCTTTAGTACAAACAGGTACTACTAAAAAAACATCACTAACAGATGTACAGCACTATATTATAAACCATTTAGACCCTACTACACTTACGGTAACTGATGGTGAAACTTATGACTTAGGTGATGCTATTTATGATGAAGCAGAACTTATTGTATTGTCTTGGAGTGGTGGTGCAGGAACAGCTACTTTGACTTTACCCGATGTAACAGCAAGTGAAAACCTCAACCGTACTAAGCGTTTTATAACGGATTCTACATTTAGTAATTCTACACACGCCAACCTTACGCCTTACGGTTCACAAAACTTAGATGGTGCTAATGGTGCTTTTGACTTAAATAGAGCATACGAAGGCATTAAGATATGGGGTAATGGTACAGAATGGTTTATCATCCAACAGAAAGCATAAAAATGCAACAGACATATTTTAAATCGTTAATTATATAAATTTTAGTAAAATGAGCAAATCAACCGAAATTCTTAATGAGATTTTACAGAAGCTATCTTTACTTACAAAAGAGGATGAATTAGCCCAGGGTATCGCAGATACTGAAGTTGTGGCTGAGGAATTATCTAGCGAAGAAGAGGAAGCTCCTGCTGTTGAGGAAGAAGCTCCTGCTGAAGAAGAGGTATCTGAGGAATTATCAGAAGAGCCTGTAGAAGCAGAAGAAGAAACTCAACTCATGGAAGGGTATGTGAAGCAAGAAGACTTTGAATCAAAAATAGCTGCTATGGAAGCCAAAATGGCTGAGATGGCAAAAATGATTGATGAAGAGATGGGCGGCTACAGAAAAGAGAAAGAGATGATGTCTGCACAGATTGAAAAACTTTCTGCTGAACCTGCTGCTGAAGCAATTGAGCACACACCCGAAGCTGCAACCGAGAAAAAACCAGTCTATAACTACGGCATGCAGAGATCACAAAACACCTTAGACAGAGTATTTAACCGACTAACTAATAAATAAAAATGGCAACTACTACTTCAATTACTACAACTTACGCTGGTGAATTTGCTGGGCAATATGTCGCAGCAGCTTTACTAGAAGCTAATACTCTCGCTCAAGGAGGTATTACCGTAAAACCAAACGTAAAGTTCAAAGAAGTCTTAAAGAAAGTATCTGTTGACGATATCGTTAAAGATGCTACTTGTGACTTTGACCCAACTTCTACGATTACTTTGACTGAGAAAATCCTTCAGCCAGAAGAGCAACAAGTAAACTTACAAATCTGTAAGAAAGACTTTGCTTCTGATTGGGAGGCTATCCAAATGGGATACTCAGCTTATCACAATGTACCACCTAGCTTTGCTGACTTTATCTTAGGTCACGTTGCTGCTAAAGTAGCAGAGCGTACTGAGAGATCAATCTGGGCTGGAGACACTGCAACTAACGGACAGTTCAATGGATTCACTAAATTAGTATCTACTGACGCTGACCTTCCTTCTGCACAAGAAATTACTGGAACTACAGTAACTTCTTCTAACGTAATCGCTCAATTAGGAAGCATTGTTGATGCTATCCCTTCTAGCCTTTATGGAGCAGATGACCTTTATATCTATGTTTCTCAAAATATCGCTAGAGCTTATGTGCGTAGTTTAGGAGGATTTGCCTCTATCACACAACAAAATGTTGCTGCTGATGAGAACGTTGGAATCGCTGGAATCGGTGGTAACGGTGTAAACGGACAAGGTACTATGCACTGGCAAGGTGGAGGTCTTTCTTTTGACGGAGTAAAACTCTTCGTTGCAAACGGATTGGCTGACAACGATGCTATCGCTACTACTAAATCTAACTTATTCTTTGGAACTGGCTTAATCGCTGATCACAACGAAGTTAAATTGTTAGACATGGCTGACCTTGATGGCTCACAAAATGCAAGAATCGTTATGCGATTTACTGCTGGTGTACAGCTTGCTTCTATCGAAGATGTTGTTACTTACGGTATCGCTAACTCTGCTAACTAATAATAACTAACCAGAAATAAGGGGTGGGTACGGTATAGACCTACCTACCCTTTTTTCATAAAACTAGAAAAATATGGCTTGTGCATTAACTCGATCTCGTGCCGAAGCATGTAAAGATGTAGTAGCAGGTATAAAAGAATTATACTTTGCAGACTTCGGTACTTTAGGAACTGTTACTCTCACTAATGACGAGATAACGAATATGACTGGTACTACAATTAGCGATACGGATGGTAGTATTACTTTACATAAGTATGAGGTTAAAGGAAACAACTCATTTGAAACTACAGTAAACGCCTCTCGTGAGAATGGTACTGTATTCTATGAGCAAACCTTAAATATTACACTTAAGAAACTGACAAAAGAAGACAATAAAGAATTGAAACTTTTGGCTGCGGCTCGTCCCCATATAATTATTGTCGACAAGAACGACAACGTATTCATGATGGGTCTTAAAGAAGGTGCTGATATAACTGCTGGTACTGTGTCTACTGGAAACGCCCTTGGCGATTTCAACGGATACAATCTAACATTTACAGCTCAAGAAACCTCACCACCAAACTTTATAGATTCTTCTGGACCAGGTACTGCTGATTTCCCAGTAGATAGTATGGCAGGACTAGATGGAACAATCACTATCGGAACTCCTGTAGCAGTATAATAATTTTATACGCTTATATAATTAAGGGTGGCTTTTTAGCTGCCCTTTTTTTATATCATGAAACAAAATCGTACATTGCAGTTAATTAGTTATGCATGTACTAACAACATCAGATAGTAGTCAGTCACTCAAAATTGCACCAAGGAAAGATGCTACTTCACCAACATTCTCATTAACAGATAAGGTAAAAAGAACAACATCTACAATTTCTGTAACAAAGACAAGTGATGGTGACTACATGGTTTTAACAGGTACTTTCTCACTAAAGGAGGGTAACCAATACACATTCCGGGTAAAGGATGGGTCTGAGGAAATATACCGAGGACTTATATTCTGCACGGATCAAACAGACCTTGACAACTTCTTTGTGAATAAAGATGACTATGTTGAGGAAGATAGCTACGATAACGACTTTGTAATATTATAATGAAAGAGACAATTCACGTTCTTAATTTATCATCATATACAGCTCCACCAGTTGTGGAGAACGCCAGAAACGAATGGGTAGAGTATGGTGAAGACAATAACTACTTCCAGTACCTTATAGACCGATATAACGGTTCGCCCACTAATAATGCTGCTGTAAACGGTATATCAGAAATGATTTACGGTAGAGGGTTAGAGGCAACTGATAGCGAAGAAAAGCCAGAGGCTTATGCTCAGATGCGAGAGCTATTTAGTAAGGACTGCATGAAGAAAGTATGCTACGACTATAAAATGATGGGTCAATCTGCTGTGCAAGTAATTTACAGTAAGGATCACTCTCGTATTGTCCAGGTTAATCATATACCCGTAGAAACACTTAGAGCTGAGAAGGCTGAGCTAGGTAAGGTGCAAGGATACTTCTATCACCCCGATTGGAGCGAAATAAGACGTGATGAGAAGCCTAAACGTATACCAGCATTCGGAACGTCTAAAGAGGGCTTAGAGATACTTTATATTCGCCCATACAAGGCAGGATTCTATTACTACTCGCCAGTAGATTATCAAGGGGGCTTGCAGTACGCAGAACTAGAGGAAGAGATAGCTAACTATCACCTCAACAATATACAGAATGGATTGCAGCCTAGCATGCTCATCAACTTCAATAATGGTACTCCCTCAAAGGAGATTCGTGATGAGATTGAAAGAAGCATCTATGAGAAATTTTCTGGTACATCAAATGCAGGTAAATTTATCTTGGCGTTTAACGACAGTAAGGAACTATCTGCTACTATTGAGCCAGTAGTCTTAAATGATGCTCACCAGCAATATCAGTTTTTATCTGATGAGTCTATGAAGAAGGTAATGGTGTCTCACAGAATTGTATCTCCTATGCTTGTAGGTATTAAAGACCAGACTGGCTTAGGTAACAACGCCCAGGAACTAGAGACTGCATCTTTACTTATGGATAATACAGTTGTTCGTCCAATGCAAGTAACAATTATTGACGAGCTACAAAAGATACTAGAGTATAACGAAATTGAACTTGACTTATACTTTATGACATTACAGCCACTAGAATTTACTGATCTTACTAACGCCATGACTGATGCTGAAGTAGAGAAAGAAACTGGTGTAAAACCTTCGCAGGTTGAACGTCAAGAGGATATTAACGAAGAAAATGAAGAATAATGGCAACAGCACTATTCATAAAAAGACAAGACTTAATTAAGAATACAGCCCTTAGTGGTAATGTAGATACAGATAAGTTTATTCATTTCATCAAACTAGCACAAGAAATACATATACGAAACTACTTAGGTAGCGATCTTTATGATAAAATCAGCAATGACATTATTGCAAATTCGTTATCGGGTGATTACCTTACACTTATTAATGATTACATACAAGACATGCTTATTCATTACGCCATGGCGGAATACCTTCCATTCGCTGCTTATACAGTATCAAACGGTGGGGTTCATAAGCACTCTAGTGAAAATAGCCAGATTGCTAGTAAGAGTGAGATTGATCAGTTAATTGCGAAGGAAAGAGACTACGCTGATTACTATACCAATCGTTTCATTGATTACATGAGTTTTAACGCCCCAAGTAAGTTTCCGGAATACTACAGTAATAATAATGAAGAAATATATCCCGACAAAGAAATTGGGTTTAATGGATGGGTATTATAAAGAAGAGAAAAAAAGTAGGTCAATATAGACCAAAACAAAAGAACGAAACAAAACTTTCTAGTTATATAGGAAAGAAAAATAATGAGCTGGGGAAAAGTGTACGAAACAACTAATTTTGGTGAATTAATGTCCTATATTCACCTGGGATTTAACAAAGCATTAACAACGGCAATAAGTCTACTTGTAGACAATGTAAACGTTTTAATAGACAGTATAACACACAGAATAACGACTTAGAAAATAATATTATAATATGGCATCACAAAATTTAAATGTAGGATCAGCAGCTAATGCTAATGATGGGGATACGCTAAGAGCGGCATTCATCAATGTAAAGAAAATGTTTCACGAAATCTATGCGAGCTCTGAAACATACGCAGACTCTTTAGATATTAGTGGGCTTAGTTTTGATGAAAGCATTCAAGATATTATTGGAGCTATGGTTTCTGGAAACACAGTAAGCAATATCACAGTAACCTATGACGATACTAATGGCAAGTTAAACTTTGCTGTTGCTGCAGACATTACTGATGTTAACGCTGGTGATGGTATGACTGGTACTAACGAAAGCGGAGGTTCTGCTACGTTAAATGTAGTTGGTGGTGATGGTATCACAGTAGGTACTAATGAAGTAGAAGCCACAGTTGATGGTACTACAATCGAATTATCAGCGACTGATGGAACAGGTGCATTGAGAGTAAAAGATGATGGAATAACTCACGATAAGCTAGAAAACAGATACACCGCAGTACAGTCTATTACTACTCTAACAGGCGCACCCTCTTTTGACTGTTCAACAGCATCAGTATTTAAACTTAGCGGAGATCTAACGGGAGCATACACTATCGACTTAACAGGGTATAAAAAAGGTCAGGTTATTAGTGTCTTTCCTTTAAAAGGACAAACAGTAGCGTTAGATGCTCAAGGTACTTCTACTAATACTTTTAATAAATTAGCAGAGTCACATTACGACAATACAGTAACTAGTTTACTACAAATAGAATGTGTAGACGATTCAGCAACAGACCCTGTTTTCTTTTATTCGGTATCGACTTATGCTTCTGATAACACATTACAAGAATAACTTATGTTAAATAGAAGATTTTTAAAAGCATATTCTTCAGCTGTGGCAGGATTTGATATACAAGTGCTAATTGTTGGTGGGGGTGGTGCTGGTTCACAGTCCGCTGGAAATGGCGGTGGCGGTGCAGGTGGATATTTAGAAGGTACACTTACCTCAATATCTTCGGGTGTAACATTGACTTGTACTGTTGGCGGTGGCGGTGCTGCTAGCTCGGGTAGTTATGGTTCTGGTGGAAGTAGCGGAGATTTATCAAAAATTAACGATGGCACAACTGATTTTACAGCTAACGGCGGCGGTCGTGGAGGAGGATGTCATCCAAGTCACCCAGGTTTTACTAGTCACATAGGCGATGGTGCTGCAGGTGGAAGCGGCGGCGGCGGTGGCGGTTTTAATGGCAACGGCAGTGGTTCTGATGGAGGTGCTGGTAATCAATCTAATGTATCACCACTTCTAGGATATGGAAACGATGGTGGAGATGGTGGTAATTCTGTAAATATATATATTGGCGGCGGCGGCGGTGGAGCAGGAGCAGCAGGAGCAGACACCGATGGTACAAACACTGGCGGTGATGGTGGAGTTGGAAAAACACCTACTATAATGACACATACAACAGCCAGTAGCGCTTACGTTGGAGAAGTTGTTAGTTCTACTTTGTATTTTGCAGGTGGCGGCGGTGGTAACGGCTTACCAACAGCAGGAGCAGGTGGCTACGGTGGTGGCGGGAATGGTTCAAACTCGGAAAGCTCAGGAGTAAATGGAGAAAATGGTGCTTATTATACTGGCGGCGGTGGCGGCGGTTGTACCTATGGTACTACCCAATCTAGTGGACAAGGCGGTTCAGGAGTTGTAGTGCTTAGAATGCCAACGGCAAACTTTATTCCATCAAACAATACAAACGGTACAGTTAAAACAGAAGGAACAGACACTATTATTATCTTTAAAACAACAGGTTCTTACACAACATAATTATGGCACATTTTGCAAAATTAGATTCAAATAATATAGTCACAGCAGTCGTAGTAGTAGATAATTCTATATTAATAAAAGCAGATGGTACAGAAAGCGAATTAAAAGGAAAGCAGTTTTTAAATGCAGTCTTAGGAACTGCAACGTGGAAGCAAACATCATACAACGGAAATTTCCGCAAAAACTATGCAGGTCTAGGATATAAGTATGACAGTACAAGAGATGCTTTTATATCACCTAAACCTTTTGATAGTTTTATATTAAACGAAACAACCTGTCATTGGGAAGCGCCAATTGATTATCCAACAGATGGAAACTTATATAGCTGGAATGAGGATAACCAACAATGGGATTTAATATCATAAAGCTATGCAAGATTTGAAAATATACGGACTTAACCTAGGTGCAATAATATTTAGCACCATGCCTCACATAAATGCACAGCTACAGACAGTTGTGTTGATACTTACCATAATCTATACATTAACTAAAATATATAAACAGTTAAAATGAAGATGCCTACTAACGGAGTTGCAAAAGAGATAAGACACTACGCTGGTAGCTTGTTTATATTTTTGTTTGTTGTAGGTATTATCGTTACTTTGTTACAGTTCCCTGTATTAGATTCTAATAAGGAAGTTGTAATGATGCTGATCGGTACTATTGCAGCAAGTATTCCTATTATAATATCTAGTATTACAGGCACAAAGCCCGATGACGTTACAGCACTTAAATCAGCACTAGATAAGAAAGAACATCAAATAGAACTTTTAGTACAAGCTAAAGATAATTTAGAAGGTATGGTGATTGAGTTACAAAGACAAATGCTCGAAAAC